GCCTATTCAGTTTGCAAAATCAATAGGCACAACTTCTAATCACCCTGCACGTTCAGGTACTTTAGGGTGGGGTAATATTGAACTAATATGCAAAGATTATGGAGATGGTTATGACCTTATGTTTGCTTACAATAACAAGAGGTCAGATGGCATAGCATATCTCGGACACTTTATTGACGGCATAGTCGAAGAGGAGGTGAGCAATGACTAATCTACACATTAACCATCCGCTTGTCATTGATATGGCAAAGAACAAAGACATATCACGAATCGAAGCTATTGCCGAACTAACCGCAGAAGATAACGGAGTACAACCTCACGAGATGCAGATGTACCTTGAGGAATTTCACAAGAATATGGCGGATAGTATGACTTATACTGATAGCATTCAACGAGCATTAGTTTACACCTTTAAACCATTGAACAAATGATACCATCAACACACTACAACATCGTATCTGCGTGGATAGATTCCTGCATAACTACCGAGCAAATGGACAGCGTTATTGACTTCATCATCAACCGACTTATTACCGATGAAAAGACACACGATGACTTGGTAGCTTATTGGAAGTTAAAAAACGGACATCGCCAATGGACTGCATCTAAGGTGGCACTATCTGAAGACTGGGTTCGATTGGATGATGAGCAAGGAGTTAAGGGTGACTTGGAATATCACGAACCGCAACCGACTGATGTTTGCTAATATTTAGTTAACGATGATTTCGTATTAAAAAATTAATTACTTTTACAAAAATTATATACACAATGAAAACACAACACACATTTCCAATGTTCCTGCAATCGCCAAGCGGTATAATCCAACAACTATGGCTAAACGAAAAAGAATCTATTGACGTAGCTTCTTTGCAAAACATCCAATTAAGTAATCTTGGATTAGATTGGCATCTTGAACAAGATTATAAGCCATCTACAAAAAATGAATTTCTCGATGCGATTATTATTGCTGAACAAGTTATTACAAAAGCGAAATTACTTGCTTGGAAAACATTATCATCAATGACCGAAGTTGAACGTATGCGTGAACGTGAAGATGATGTTCACGAAGGTAGTGATTATGTAGGCGAAAGAGAAGGAGGTAACAATGACTAATAACACCAACTTAGTCAAGGCTACTAAGCCGACTATAACTTCGCTATTCAAACAATTAGACGTAGCAATACCACTTGAACAACTCAACGTGGTACTTGCTACACCGCCACCGAGTGCTTGGGTTAAACAACATCCATTCATCAAAGGTTATAATTACCTTCCGATTGATAAGGTCGAATATCTGCTTCGTAGATGCTTTAAAAAGTATTCTATTGAGGTGCTGAAGACTGGGATGCTGATGAATGCAGTTGAGGTAACAGTTAGGGTACATTATTTGAATCCTGCTACCAATACGATGGAATTTCACGATGGAGTGGGTGCGCAAGAATTACAAACCAAAGCAGGTAGTGGTTCACTTCAGATGGATATGTCAAACGTGGGGAAAGGTGCGGTAATGATGGCACTACCAATCGCTAAGACCATCGCTATCAAGGATGCTTGTGACCACTTCGGAGATTTGTTTGGTGCGAACTTAAACCGAAAAGATGTCATAGCGTTTACAGGTGATACTGAGTTGCTATCTTACGATAAGATTAACGATGCCAAAGAGAAAGAAAGGGTATCGAAATTTATCGAACAATGCTTGAATCTTAGCGACTTAACATCGGTTCGTGATGTTGCTCAAACACTTGGTTTAACTTCACAATATTATACGAAGGAGGCGTTACTCAATGGATAAGCAATTACTATTCAGATGTAGTGGTGCAGGTGCATTACTAACTGAACCGAAACTAAAAGCCGATAAAGACGCAGGTAACTTGTCAGCAACCGCTAAGACATTAGTCGAAGCAATGTGGTTACAAGGTGAGTATGGATATCGTGAATTCGTCAATAACGAATATATGGACAAAGGTCTTGCGATGGAACAGGATTCGATGCAACTTGTACAAGATGTGCTTGGTGGTGCGTTTAGGACCAAGAATCGTGAGAAGTTACAAGATGAGTTCATCATTGGCACACCTGATATTATCCTCACGGATGCGGTGGAAGATATTAAGACTTCGTGGTCATTACGCACGTTTTTTGAAGCCGAGCCGACTACGATGTATGAAGTTCAAGCGCAATGTTATATGAAGTTAACTGGAGTGCATAATTATCGGTTAATCTATGCGCTTGTGCCTAATACGAAGGAGATGGTTATAGCCGAATGCGAACGTCTTGCGTGGAAGTTTGGACGCAACTATGAGAACGAAGATTACATCGCACAATGTCAGCAGATCCAACGAAACAATGACATCATACTTGAACTACCTATTGAAAAGCGCATAAAGGTGTTTAACTTTGACTATGATGCCGTGTTGATGGAGAAGTTGCAAGGAAAGATTATCAAGGCGAGAGAATATTATAATACACTTACACTATGACACCTCCTAACTGCATCAAGATAGTGTATAGCACTAATCAACATAGCTATCGTGTAGCATCTCAACATCCGTTCTTTTTGCATACTACCGAAGTGCTTACATCGTATCGTGGTGGTGTGCTGACCATAACAAGACCAACGATTGATATCAAGGGAAGACATATAGGGTATGCGTACCAAAGTCATCTCGTGACCATCGGTTGTTTCATATTGCCATATCGCAGAATGTACCTCTTGGAGTCTTTGAGATTGATAAGGAAGAAAGCAATGAAGATAAGTTGGTGATATATTTGGAGTGATAACGTATCGCAGGTTTGTGATAGTTTTTTAACCGATTAAATTAAACAAAATGACAAAAACAAAAGCTAATAATTTCCGATGGAAAAACGGAGTTTCCAATGTAAAAGCATCAGAATATATCAAGAAATCAATGTACGATGCAAATGAAGTGGTGAGATTAATGACTGAGTTCGCACAAAGCGAGGTTAAAAAATTTCACAAACCTGCTGTTATAAGTAAGCGATAGCGACCCGATAGGGTTACTTATAACGGTTGCGGGCTTGGCGAAGTGGCTGAACCCGAAGCTAAATAGAATTACTGAACTTAAAAATTAAAAACGAATGTTGATAGAAGAACTAAACAGCCATTTTGCCAAACCCGTGTTATGTGCTGGTGCGGATTTCGGAGGACTTATTTCGCTTTATAACGAGGATTGCTTACAGGCATTGAAACGATATGATGATAACCACTTTGATATTGCAATAGTAGACCCGCCTTATGGAATTGGAATAAGTAGTAACCCTTTTCGCCAAAAGTTTGAAAAATGCGATTGGGATAACGCAATACCCAACAAGCAATACTTTGATGAACTTATGAGGGTAAGCAAAAATCAAATCATTTGGGGCGGAAACTACTTTGATTTACCACCATCACAGGGCTTTATAATATGGGATAAAAAGCAACCACAAGATTTTAGTAGTGCGATGTGTGAAATGGCTTGGATGAGCTTTCAGAAGCCTGCAAAGATATTTAGAAAGCACGTTGTAACTGCTGAACCAAATAAGATACATCCAACGCAAAAGCCTGTTGATTTGTATAAGTGGTTGCTTACTCACTACACAAATGAAAATGATTTGATTTTAGACACTCATTTAGGTAGCGGAAGTATTGCTATTGCTTGTTGGGAATTGAAACGTAAACTTATAGGATTTGAAATAAATAAGGGTTACTACGACAATGCCTGTAAGCGTTTGGAAGACAAAACTCGAATTTTAACGCTATGGTAGCACTTGCACATAACTGTCAGCTACAAGCAGTGCTTCATTGCTTAGTAGCGCAAGTTATCACATATTAAATAACACATTAAAAACCATACAAAATGAACATAGAAATAGTACAACAAATCAAAGCAACACCAACCAAGTACACCTACAAAGAGTGGGCGAAACTTGCGAACGTAACGTATCGAACAATGCACCAGTTTTTTTACAGAAATGGATTAAAGGGCAAGGATTCAGGATATCGAAAAACACCGATAGTTTTGGAATACATAATGGAACACGCAACGGAGAAAACTGCTCTTGAATGGGCAGATTATTATAAGATAACTGAACACCAAATTAGGCATTACATTGGATATCGTGGTATCAAAGTAAAGTCAGGATTTGGGGCGAAGATTAAAGCCAAAAAGGAGAAAGCATTGCTTATTGATAACACACCACTTGCACCTGATATGATTGACTTTCAATGGGTACATCCATCACTATCTGATTACGGATTAAACACTACGCACAATGGATAGAATACTTATAGACATCGCAACAGGGTTAAATATACCTATCAAGAAGATTCAAGGCTTAGGTCGTGGAACTTTGAACATCGCAACGGCAAGACATTTGTTTTGTTTCATAGCTTACGAGAATGGCTATAACCTTTCCGAGATTGGTAGATTCCTTTCGTATCGTGACCACACAACTATTATAAATTCGATTAAAGTTGTGAATAATATGAAAGACACACAAGATGCTCTTTACGAGAGATTCGTTACCTTGCTAAGACATAATGCGCCAAACTTAAAAACATCGTTGTATGAGCCTCGTAGGAGGTATAGTGGCGATGGATGTATTATCAGTAGGTTTGAGGTGGTAAAGTGCGCATAACATAACATATAAACAAGCTGTGATTCAGCAACACATATAGAATGAGTACAGAAAAGTACACAGCAGATGGCAGACTGCTTATCAAACGAGATGCCGTACAAGTATCGGACAAGTTCACAAAGCGTGAGTTTATCCTGCAAACGGAAGGCGAGTATCCGCAGTATCTTCAATTCCAATTGACCCAAGACAAATGTCCTTTGTTGGACAAGTTCAACACGGGACAACAAGTTACCATCCACTTCAATATTAGGGGCAAAGAGTGGACTAAAGATGGTAAGACATCGTATTTCAATTCGCTTGAGGCTTGGAGGATAGAGGCTAAAAGTAGTGGTCAACACATTGAAACCGTACAAGCGGAAGTGGTGCAACCGAGTGATCCATTAGGGGATTCGCTTCCATTTTAGCGTATTCCGTGCCACATTGACGATTTCCTTACTTCTTCCCTGAATAAATAAAGGTTTGAAAATGAAAAGTTTTTTTCTAATCGTATCAAAAAAAATGTGGATGTGGCACAAAATCGCTGAAAGCCACGATAGGCATAGGTTACAAAGGAAAAGCAATGTGGCGAGTATGTGGCACATCCGTTTTAAATGTGGCATAAACGTGGAATAGCATAAAATAATGTGTCTCAAGTGGCATTCGTAACCTATTAGTTATCTCTTATAATGTACTTTTAACTATTATATTTGCACCAATAGTAAAAGTAATCAATTAGATATACTTATGTATTGTCTTTTTATTTAACTTGAATTTATGTTTAGGTAGTACCATTACCAATGATAACAATTATATTAGTCCTTTATTGAAAGTCGGAATGGTACTCCGATGAGTAGATAAAGGACTTTTTTTTACTATTAATTTAGAAAGTATTATG